TCACTTTCCCGCTCCTGAGATACGCGAAAGTGCCGATGCGATCTTGCCGCCGCCGAGGGCGATGCTGCCGGACAGGAACATGTTGTTCCAAATCTGGTTGGTCAGTTCGAGGAGCTGCGGCGGCAGGGCGGCGACGTGCGGCACATGGCCAGGCCAGGTGCTGTCGACCATGCCCCAGGCGTACCAGGTGACGGCGAACATGGCGGCGGTCGTCCAGGGTATCCAGAACGCCTTGTGGCCCATGCCGGTCTGTATGACCGCTGCCTGAGCCTGCCGGGCCGCCACGATGCCATTGATGGTCGCCAGCGTAATGTTGCCGTCAATCTCTGCCTTCGTGGTCTTGGCGGTCAGGTACGACTGCCAGCCATTGAGGAGCAGGTTCGGGAGCAGCGATGCGAGTATGGCGAGCATGTCACTGCCCCTGCCCGGCGTCGGACGTGAACTTGCCATCGGACGCCGCCAGGACGCCGTGCAGGATAATGTTCACCGCGCCGATCGCGATCGGCACCCAGGCATATTGCTCGGGCAGAAACGACTGGATGCCAGCGGTCTGGAGATAGGCCAGGACGCCGCAGATGATCGCGAGCGCATCGAAGAAATGGCCACGGGCCTGTTTCAGGATCGGGTTCATGCGGCTGTCCTCTTGCGAAGAATGACGCCCCGGTGGCTGTAGACCAGGTAGCCGAGGCCGATGACCGCCAGTGCGGCCAGGCCGGCGCCCGCTGCCCAATAGAGCGTGCTGAGATCGACGGATGCGAGATTGTGCGCTGTGGCGACATGGTGGACCGTGCCGCCCGCCGCTGTGCTGGTGCCGCCGAGTGTCTTGGCTGCCGTCTTCGCCTTCGCCGCTACGGCGGAGCGCGCTGCGGCGGCAGCGGTCGCGGGAGCCTCGTCGGCTACATCGTCGATGCCGATGCCGTAGATGCCATGAAGAAGCAGCTCGGCGGCCTTAGCCCGCCGCTTCACCAGACCGGCGAGCTGCCGGCCACCTGCGGTGATCCGCGTCGAGCGCAGAAGCTGCGCAGCGGTGGAGACGTTGTTGCCCTTGAGCGCCAGCGCCCAGCGGTCCTTGAGCGTGCCGGCGCCACAGTTGTAAACCGTGTCGGTCGCGGCATCGAACTCGAACTGCGTGATGGCGCCATCGAACTTGGCGACGGGCGGCGCGTATTCCTGCGCCATGACTGCGGCAAGCACCTGGAGGCTTTCGGCCTTGGTGATCGTGTCGCCGGAACGCAGCTTGTGGCCGCGCGTCTTCATCCAGTAGTCGCGGAAGGTCTTCGACATCCAGGTAAAGCCGTGGCCGATCGTGCCGACGCCGCCTGGGTCTTTGTAGTAGTGACTGACGAAGCCTTCATTGCCGCCGGAAAAGGCGACGCCCTGCGGGCTTACAGTGTTGGTCATCGCATATCCTCATGTGTGATATGCGATTAGTTTATCGTATCACTGTTCAAATATCAAATCATTTAGGGCGCGGGCGCCAAGATCACATTGGGATCGAGGCCAAGGCCCTGGATGAATGCCACGGTGGTCGGATCGTTGCAGTTGACGACCGGCTGATCCGGCGCGAACCACTTGGCGAACTGGTCGGGCGCTGCCCACAGATTGCTTTGCGCCTGCGCCATCTTGCCGGCCGCCGTCACGCGCGCCATGACTGTCGACTTCGGGACGGTCGGCGTCCCAGCCGGCTGAGCCGGAGCAGCGGAGAAAGCCCCGTTGATGTACGTGCCGCCGATGTACGCGGGCACCTGATAGGGCACCAGCGTACAGCCGGGCACCTGAAAGGTGAGGTCGGCTTCGATGATGTTGACGACGTTGTTGCTCGCGTCGATGACGGCCATCTTCATGGATGCAATCCCTTATTTGAACTCGAAGATGACGACGACACCGGCAGCGCCGGAACCGCCAACACCGCTGCTGTACGCGCCACCGCCACCGCCAGCGCCATATACCTGCGCGGACGCACCGGCAGTGTGGCCGCCGGCAGTCTGACCGGCTGCGGCGCCGCCGCCCCAATAGCTGTCGCCGCCCTGCCCTGCCGCCGAGTTGCCGGTGGCATTGGTGCCGGAGGCGCCGTCGCCGCCGGCCAGGTTGAGAGTGCCAGTCGAGGAAGCTGCGCCGCCCCGACCGCCCTGCTGCTGACTGGCTGCATGGACGCCGCCGTTCGCCGTGATAGTGCCGAACGCGGACGATCCGCCGTCAGCGCCAGCGGCGCCACCGGAGCCGACCGTCACCGTTTGAGAGGACACGGCGGACATATAGTAGATGGTCGTGCCGCCAGCGCCGCCGCCGCTTTCACTGCCGGTGCTTGTGCCGGTCGTGCCGCCAGCGCCGCCACCCGTAACGAACACAATGGCCCTGGAAGCTCCGGCGGTCGGCGTGTAGGTGCCGGAAGCCGTCTTAACCTGCATACCGACAAGAGTGCCAGCAAGGTTGATGTAGCTGGACCAATTGTTCTGGTTAAGGATTTCGTAGGCGACGGCGCCCATCGACCAGCCGCCGACTTTCAGCTTGTTGTCTGTGTCGAGGCCGAGATTGACGGCGTAAATGCCGCTGCGCTCGAACGACATGAACGCCGAAGCGCCGGCATTGTTGGGACCAGCGACTATAAGCGCGGTCGTGCCGGCTCCCGCCTGGCCGATTACGCCGACCCCGGTCACGTTGATATTCTGCGTCGTCGTGAACGTATTGGCCGTCCCGAGGGTAGCCAAGGCCGCGATGGCGACGCCGCTATCCTGGATGACCTTGCCGGTCGTGTCGGCATACGAGGCGATATGCCCGGCGACTGCACTGGCAGGACCGGCGACATCGCCCGCTGCCGACGCAGCGGCAGCCGCAGCGGAGGCGGCGGCATTCGTGGCACTGGTAGCGGCATTCGTGGCCGAGCCCGCCGCAGCCGTGGCGGAGTTGCTGGCGTTGGTGGCCTGGGTCGACGCCGTGGTGGCCGAGCCCGCCGCAGCCGTTGCGGAGTTGCTGGCATTGGTCGCCTGGGTCGACGCCGTGTTGGCCGAGCCCGAGGCGGCGGTGGCCGAGCCCGCTGCGGCTGTTGCCGAGTTGCCGGCATTGGTCGCCTGGGTCGACGCCGTGGTGGCCGAGGCCGCCGATGCGGTCGCCGAGTTGGCGGAATTGGTGGCGCTGGTCGCGGCGGCCGAAGCGCTGCCGGACGAAGCCGTGGCACTGGTCGCCGAGTTGGTGGCCGAGGTAGCGGCAGCCGTTTGCGAAGTGGAGGCAGCCGATGCGGACGCTGCTGCGGCGGCGGCATTGGTCTGTGCGTTGTAAACGTCAGTCACCAGCGGGCCGACCGTGGGCGCTCCGTTGGCGTCATAGGCCAGGGTTGCATTGGCACGGGCCGTCGTGGTGAAGCCGAAGGGATCAGTCTCCAGCCCGAGCGAAGCGAACAGGGCGGCTTCCTGGGCCATCATCGCCTGCCGGTCCATCTGCTTCTCGACTACCGAGGGCGGCACGTAGTCGGTGTCGCTGATGTCGATGTCCTGAGAGAGCGTGGTCTGCCGCAGCGCGCCCACCTTGACGCCGACCGCCGGAGCGGCGGTCATCGTGATCGTGGCGCCGGAGTAGTCGCCGGCCACCACAACGGTAAAGCCGGTCGTCTGCTTCTGCGGCACGGTGTCGGTGCCGGGGGTGTAGGTGAACAGGGACAGCTCGCTCGCCAGGTAGATGCGCTGCGAGAAGTTGAAGACGGTCGTCGTGCCGTCGCCTGTCCAGGTCTGGAATACGGGAGCCGCTGATATCATAATCACACCATTGTACTATTTTCTAACCAGTGAAGTCAAATCGGGAGCGCTGTTCGGAGCGCTCTGGCCAGGCCCCCACCAATAGGACTGGCCGGTCTGCTGCTGCGTCCAGGCCGCGCGGCGCTGGAAGACAGCGGCGGCGTCGGGATCGGTAGCCTTGAGCAGGTTATCCCACACCATCGCCCGCAGCGGCGCGCGCAGATACCAGATCGTGTTGCCGGGCAACCAGCGGGAGCCGAACTTGTTGGCCTCGCGGGCGAAGTGTGCCTTCTGGTTTCCCGCCACAGTCTCGGCGGCGGTGCCGGCGAGATTGGTGAGGTCGGACAGCATCGAGATCGGAGCGCCTGCCAAGCTCTCGCCGAAGGTCTTGCCGTGCTCCAGGTTGCCGGCGATCAGGTCAGAGACGATGCCGCCACCGCCCGAGGCGAGCAGGCCACGGGTCCAGAACAGCGGGTCGATGAGGCTCTTTTTGTTGAACGCCTCCTCGGGGTTCTTGCCGGCGGCAATGTCGTGCAGCATGACGCCGACCGCGCCGAACAGCGTCATGCCGAGGAGCACCTGGGCGCCGTAGCCGATCTTGCCGGGGATCGTGTCGGCCAGGATCGCCTGCCGGATGTGCGTGTTGAACAGGGTCAGCGGGAAGTTCTTGAACATCGCCAGCGAGCGCGTCACCTCGCCGATCAGCGTGCCGGGACGGGTGGCGCCTTTCAACGTCAACTGCGCCGCCACCTGCGTCTCGATGGTGGCAAGCTTGGCTTCCTGGTTGATCATCGCCATGAACTTGTTCGCGACTTCGAAGCTGTCGTCCGTCTGGCCGGCGTGGACGATATGGTCGTCCGGCATGAGGAAGGCATGGCCCTTGAGACTGCGGTTGACAGGCGTCGCGCGCATGGCATCCCAATCCGCTGGCGTGATGCCGTGGCTTTCGAAGATCGCCTTGCCGGGCACCTGGTCGAACGACATGTCTTTCCAGTCGGCCAGGGCGCCGGAAAATTCCATCGCCGTGGTCAGGCGCGCGGATGCGGCGTGCCACTCGGTCAGCGATGCGCGCATCACCACGTCGGACACATGCCGAGCCCACTGCATGCCGCCAGGCTCCAGGCCAGTCAGGCGGCCGGCGGACTGCGCGACGTTCGACTGCGCAAGGTTGATGAAGCCCGAGCGGGAGAACAGGTCGACCATATCCTTGTTCATGCCGGAGAACGTCTTGAAGTACGTCGACATCGCATGCATCACCGGCAAGCCGGCGAGCCGATAGCGGAGCGCTGCCGTGAAGAAATCCTGCGTGCCCTGGTAGAGGTAGACCGAGCCGCCGACCGCCGACATGATCAGCGAGCGCGTCGTGCCGAGGGTGCCGGCCGCCGCAGCGGAGAAGCCGCTGAGCGGTGCGTTCATGCCCTTGACCTTGACCTGGAAAGCGTCACGCAGAAAGTTCTCGGCGCGCTTCGCATCGTCGGTGTACGTCGTGGGGAACAGGCCAAGCAACTGCTTGGGCGCCGGCCGCGTCCCGGCCGTGACAGCCGCGTCAGCCTCTCCGGCGACGCGCTTCATGTTCGAGATCATCTGCTCCAGGCCCATTTCCGGCTTGGGTCCGAACGATTGGGCAATACCGATGCGGCGCCCCATGCTGTCGACATGCGCTGACATCGTGTCGTAGATGCTGCCGTCCGCGTACTTCTCATGGGCAGCCAACCAACTGTCGGCGTCCTTGTAGATCAGAAAGCGATGTTCCGTCAGGCTGCCGCCGCCGTGGCCGTGCGTCTGGCCAGGATTGATGCGGATGTCGCCGTCCGTGACGATCGACTTGTACGCCTCTTTCAGGACGCGCGTCTGGTCGGCCGGCTCGATGCGCGAACCATCCGGGAACGTCATCTTGTTCCAGTCAACCCAGCCGGAATGATCCTTCACCCATTGGGCTTCCTTGGCCTTGAAGGCTTTGATGCGGCTCTGGTATTGCGGCATGCGCCACTCCTCCAGATGATTGAGCAAGCCGCCCGTCCGCTGGTAGAGCATGACGCCGTAGTCCGTCGCCTTGGTCCACGCCTTGGCCATCGCAGCCGCCGTCGCGTCGCCGGTCGAGCCGGGTTTAAACACTTCGCGCACGATGTTCTCCAGCCCTGCCTTGGGGTAGACGAGGCCGATCAGCTTCGGGCTGTACTTGTTCATCATGTCCTGGATGAAGCCGCGAATTTGGCCGGTCGCGTGCGTCGTGTTGTCATTGAGGCTGACGCGGCCAGGGGTGGACGCAATGGTCCCTTCGATCACGGCGTTGGCGTTCCAGACGATGCGGTTGCCGTCCGTCTTCTGCCACTGCCGCCAATCGTCGATCGACCAAGCCATCTGCTTGTACGTGCTGACCTTGCGCTGGGCGATGTCGGCAGCAACCTGCTTGGTCGCCAGCTCGGCCGCGTGCTGCTCGGCCTGGATCGGGTCCATGCCGTCAGCGACGGCGTTGTTGTACAGGTTCTCGTACCGCTCTTTCGCCTCGTCGCGGCGCTTGCCGGTGATGCGTTCCTTGTCGAGGGCGCGATTGATGCAATCCATGAAGCTCATTTAGATCATGCACTCCGTCATAGCTTTGTAGAGGTCGTCGTGGCTTTGGAGGTCTTTCAGAATGTCGCGGACGGAATGCATTTCCACATTGCCGTCAGCGTCGCGGCCGAACGGGATCATCGTGTCCATGTCGATCGCGCCTGAGCGCTGGCCGACCTCGACCATTTCACCCGAGCCCTTTTCGCCGGGGGGCGGCAGCGCCTTGGGCGCCGGCTGGCCCTCGATCTGCTTGGGCGGCTCGGGGGTGATGATGCGCGGCTTAGGAGCGCTCTCGGGCGTCGGCTCGGGAGCCGGCTTGGAAATCTGCTGCTCGATCGCGTCCGACGTGGATGGCGCCGGCCGGGTAGCTACTTCGTCCTGCCGAACCGGGTCGCCGTCGAGCAGAGTGCTTGCCACAGCCGACTTGCGGATGCCGGGCTTGCCCTTCACCGCGTCGGCCACCGTCTGCGCGCGCTGGAGCCGCAGCGCATCGCCGACCTGGTTGATGCCATCGCGCTTCGCGATCATGGCCTTGAGGTCGCTGTTGACAGCCTCGGCGCGCGTCAGCGCGACTTCCAACTGCACCTTGTCGCGGTTCAACTGGCCAAGCGTGCGCTTGTCGGTCGTGTCGGCGATCCTGGCGTTAAGGTCCGTGAGCTGCGCCTGGGTGCGCTTCGCCGCGCCAGGATCGTAAGCGTCGGAACTGGTGCGCGCGGTGATCTGGTCGTCGAGCTGCTTCGCCGCGCCGCTCGTCTCGTCGATGCGGCTGGTCAGATCGGTGAGCACGCCATTCGTCTTGCCGGCATTGATGCCCTTCGGCAGATCGTCGAACAGGTTGCGGAGCGGCTGCGATGTGCCGCTGAAAAGCTGGTCGCTGTTGCGATTGGTGAGTGAGCTGACGGCGTACTCCGGGTGGGTCCAATCCGGCGCCTGATTGAGCGGCCGGTCGCGGCGGAGCGTGTCGATGGTTTCGCTGGTGTGGAGGCCCTGGGCGACGCGGCTGTCACCGTAAGGCGACTTGCCGATAGCCTCGTCAGCCTCTTTGGCCAGGGCCGCAGACGCGATGTCTGGCGCCGCAGCACCGAAGCGCCCGACAAGCGCGCGGTAGCCGGCGCCGATCGCTTCGCCGCCAACGTGAAGGGCGCCCGCGCCGAGGCCGGCCGCCGCGATCTGCATAGCCTCCTCGCCCGCTGTCGGGCCTTTGCCGAGGAGCAGCTTCTGCGTGTCGGCCGAGCCGGTCAAAAGTTCTGCCGCCTGGGCGAGGCCGTTCAATCCGATCTGCGACGCGACACGTGCAATGAAGGTCTTGCCAACGCCGCCAAGAGCGAGCGTCGCCAGGTTGATTGGGTCGCGCTGCGTCATCGAGCCGGCGGCGCCGCCGAGGAAGCCACCGACCTCGCCGGCAAACGTCGAGCGCTGCGATACATCCTCTGCGGTAGCTTCCGTCTGCTGGGCGTTCTGCTGGACCTGTTTAAACATCTGCTCGTAGGTGAGCAGGCCGTGCTGTTGGGCAAGCTGGTCGTACTTTGCGATCTGTGCCTGGGCGGTGTCTTTGTACTCCTGCCGCATCTGGTCGTTCACGGTGTCGTCACCGGCCATCACATGCATGATGTCCTGCTGATACGGGCTGGCCTTGCCGGTGTAATCGTCGTTCGGGTTATAATACGCGCCGGGGAAGACCGGCTGGAGCCGCGTGCCGGTCGCCTTGTACAAGGCATCGAGCTGCGTCTGCTCCAGGTTGGCCATGTCCTCCTGCGCAGCAAACGCCGAACGCACATGATAGGCGTCGGCGGCAGCGGCCTGGAAGTTGGCAGCAAAGCCGGTCTGCGGGCCGGCGGTTATGCCATCGGCCGCAGTCGGAAGGATGTTGGTGTCGGGCTGGCCGTCGAAGAAACTCATGGTGCGAAATTACCCATCGGGTCTACGGATATCAGCGGATCGTTGCTGTCCAAAGTAGACGGTCCTGCCGGCTGCGTCGTTGCGGGTGCCTGGCCGTATGCCGGCTCCGGCCCCATCTGTATTCCGTGCGACATGGCGTGCAGCCCGGCGGCGATGCCGTGGCCGGCGGTCTGCAACGCGCTGCCAACGGCGTGCGCGGCGCCGCTCAGGAAGTCAGTCGGGCCGCCAGTCGGGAGCGAATTGATGCTGAGGCCGGGCTGCTGCGGACGGGCCAGGATGTCGCTGACACCTTTCGCGTCGATCTTGAAAGCATAGAGCCCGCCAGGGCCTGTGCCGGCGGCCGGAGAGCCGTCTGCCAGGTAGACGTGATAGATGCCAGCCGAGATCGCGCGGAAGCGGGCTTCCGAGGAAATGTCGGTGGCATTCAGCGGATTGCCCTTATTGTCCATAGGCGGGCCGCCGCCAATCGAATGGTCGAGCAAGTCCTGGTTCTGGAGCGAATGCACCATCGTCTGGAAATCGTCGCCGTTGACGCCGGGCGGCATGATGGTCGTGGAGCCGTTGACGGTCGCGACGCCGCCGGCAGGATCGCCGGGCTTGCTGCCCATCACGTCGCGGACGGCTTGCGTATAGAGGTTCGCGTTCCAAGGTGCGCCGGGACCGACGCGGTTCACATAGAGCGCGTCTGCGGCCTGCCTCGCGGCGAAGGCATCCTTCGGCATGGCGCCGAGCGCCTGCCCGGCGATGCTGTCGAAAAACGCCGCCGTGCCACCAGCGCCAGGGCCAGTTCCCTTGGCGGTCAGCATCGCCTTGATGTCGGGATTGTCCTGCATCGACTGCTGTCCGCGCAGCACATCCTGCGCCACGGTCGGCGACACGGTGGAGAGGCCACCGACATGCGCGAACATCGCAGCGGTGCCGCCCTTCTCGCCGAGCTGTTTAAACGCGGCCGGGGCAGTGTTCCCCATGCTGGCGATGTTCTGGAGAAGCTGCGTCTTCTGGTCGAGGGTGCCAGACTGCATGACCTGGCTAAACGCGGCCACCTCGGGCGGCGTGAACGGCTTGTTGTCCTTCGTGCCGAGGAAGCCCTGGGCGACTTCGGACTGCTGGGCGCGGGTCTGGAAATCCTGGGCGCTGTTGAGCGGATCGAGCTTGAACACGCCAGCGTCCGCAGCCGCAGTCATGTAGTCGCCCGCGCGCACCTGGCCGTCGCGTGCCTGGAGAACCTTGTTCGCGGCCTGCGCCTGGAGCCACTGCGCCTCGGAAGGATAGCTGCCGGCGCCGCCTTGCGGGCCAGCGGAAGTCAGCGGCCGGCCGCCGTTGATGGCGGTCGTGAGACGCTGCGCCCACTGCATGTTGATCGGCTGGTCGGCGTCGGGGTTCTTCGGCTTCTCGAACACGTCGAGCCACGCTTTCGCGGCGCTGCCGACATCATTGAGCTGCCCGGCCTTGGCCAGGGCGAGATACTGCTGGCCCTGGGGCTCGCTCATGGCGAAGTCGATCGCCTTGCGGATATCGACGCCCGTGGCGCCGGCAGCGGCTGCCCGCGTCATGCGATCGAGGTGCCACTGGAAATAGCCGTCCGACGTGCCACCGTCGCCGGGGCGCGGCTGGAAACCAGTCTCGCGGCCGACGTTCGACATGACGCCCATCGCCTGCACGTCATTCAAGCCGTACTTGGCCTTGAGGTAGCCGAAGCCATCCTGCGCGCGGCCGGTCGGCGAGTTGGGGGTGGCCTGGAGCGGTTCGTCGCCGAGGCCGCCCTTGTTGTCGGCGATGTACCCCTTGAGGTTGTCCGTCGACAGACCCTTGACCTTCTGCGAGGTGTCGGCCGTGACCTGGAGCCGCGCCCATTTGTCGAGCAGGATCGGGTTGTTCGACTGCTTCACCTGGCCGCTGACCTGGGCCATTTCGTTGGGGTCGATTGTGGCGCCGCCCTCGATACGCTGTTGAACCGAGTTGACGGATGCCTCGGCCTGCTTGTTGGACATTTCCTGGAGCGACTTCTGCGCGGTGCCGGCCAGCTTCAAGAGCCGGTCGAACTGCGCGACGCCCATCTGGTTTTTCCACGGGCCGTTCGTCAGGTCGTTGATGACGCCCTGCATCGCCTGCGGGCTCTTGGCGGCCGAGAACATGGCATCGAACCGCGAGGCCACGGCGTTGTTGCCGAAGTCGTCTTTCAGCTTGGCAGTCTCGGCCGGCGGCAGATTGAGCTGGTCGATCGCGGTGTTGCCCGCCTTGACCGAGGCGTCATACTGCTGCGGGTCGGTCCCGATGGTGTTGACGTAGCCGGCGAGAGTGGACTGGACCTTCTGGACGCCGAGCTGGGCACCCTGGGATGCCTGGCTTTGCATCGCGCGATCGGCCAGCTCGGCACGCAACGCGGCCATGCCAACCTGATACGCCTTCTGCGCCTTGCTGTCGGTCGGCAGCGAGCCGGACTGCTTGGACTGGTAATCGTCGAAGCCCTGGAGGAAGCCGCCGGTAAAGCCGGACGTGCCGGCGGTCGGGCCGTTCTCACCCTGGATCAGGGCGCCCGTCTGGTCCTGCCTGGCGTGCGAGAGCGCAAGCTGCACGTCGATGCTGTTCTCGCGCTCCTGGTGCGCCTGCATGGCGTCCTGGAGGCGGTCCAGACTGTTGCCGATGTTGCCGACTGCCTGCCCGATCTGCGCGCCGAAATCGTTCGGCGTCGCCTGCGTATCCGGGAGGTTCGTTTCGTCGCGAACCTGGCTTGTGTACGGCTGGATATTGTTTGGCATTTACGCTGCTTTCAGGATGGACGTGCCGGCGTTCACGCCAGCGGAGAACATGTCGAAGATGCCGGCGGTGCTGTCGGCTTTTGATTGCATGCCGTCGAGGGTCGCCTGGTCCTGGTATCCGGTTTCGCGGACCTGGGTGTCGTAGTGAACCTTGGCCAGGTCATAGCCAGCCTGGGCGGCGCTGTTCTGGTAGACGCCGAGGGCGTCGCTGGACATTTCGACACCGGCCGCGCCATAGGCCGCGCGGATACGGCCAAGGGCCTCCTCGTTGTCGCGCTGCTGATCTTCGGACTGCGCCTGGCCCTGGGAAGCTGCCGCAGCCTCGTTGCGCTTGGCGACTTCCTCGTTGTACTGCGCAGCCTGCGACGCGGCGCTGGCCTGGGCCATTGCACCGACGCCCTGGGCGACAGCACCGATAACACCGACTACAGCAAGGAAGCTCATTTGTTCACCAGAGAGTAGAGCGCGAAGCTCCGGCCGTCAGGCGTGTAATGGCGCATGCCATTCGGAGTTTCACAAGTAAAGCCAAGCATTTCCAGCCAGCGGCGGCCGGCTGCATAGTCCATCGGGGTCGCTGCCTCTATCCGGCCTTTGGGAAGATCAGGAAGTGCCTTGCGGATTGCGCGAGTGATCGGCAGCATATACTTCGCCGTGTCGCGCGACAGGTATGCCCAGGTGATCCAGCTCTCGTACCAGCGATTGGCCAGGCCGGCGCACGCGATCGGGCGCCCGTCGAGGAGCGCGGTCTTGGCGAACGGACCCTCCAGGGAGCGCGCGACGGCGGGCGTCGTGAATGCTTTAAACGCCTCGGCGTCGGGCGTGGGGACGATCGCGGCAACGTGCTCGGCACGATATGGGACAAGCTCGATCATGCGTCCTCCGTCGTCATCTGCGGCATGTAGGCGATGACCGTGAACGGGTAGGCGCTGTCGTTCTCAAAGACAGTGCCGCCGTCCTGCTCCCAACCGCCGGGGAAGGGAGCCGGGCCGATGTCGCCGGAGAACAGGCCCGGCGGCTGCATGAACGAATTGGCGATCTTCCAATAGGCCAGTTGGTTCAAGCGGCCCTGGTTGTCGCCGATCACGCCGCCGAGGGAGCGATACAGGCGCACGATGTACTTATAGATTTTCTTCATCTTGCCTTGGGCGGTGCCGTTCTGTGCGCCGGCATTCGGCCGCAGCGTCCAGAGCCGGCCCTTGAATGCGAGGCCAACGGTGATCGTCGAGGCGGCGCGCTCGATCGTGATCTGACCGTTCGTCACGACCACATCGGCGGTCTGCACGCCGTCCGCCAGGACACGAACCGTCTGGCCCTCAAGGTGCGCCAAGCCGCCGACCGTTGCCGTGGGCGATCCGACATACTTGATCGAGGCGTCCACAAAGCATGCGTCGGCCTGGGCGGTGTCGTGCCAGAACCAATCGCCGATGTACTCGACGAAGCGGCGCGCGCCGCGACGGACGACAAGCCACAGGTCTTCGTTCATGCCGTCCGGCGAGGATATGACCATGCAGTCTTCGACGATGCCGTTCGCGCCGCTAAAGCCCGCAAGGAAGTGCTTGTGCCAGGCGTTGACACTCTGCTCACGTTCATAGGAGAAGCCGAGCAGCGCGCCGTCCGCGCGCGCAGCCCAATAGGTGCGATCGGGGTGCCGCATCCAGGCGACACGCTTGATGCCGCCGTTCTGCGTGATGTGGTCGGCCATCGCGTTCATGTTCGGCGCAACGAAGCTGTCCGACTGGAGTTCGTAGTTCATTTCGCGGACGCGCTTGGCACGCCGGTCGACGAACAACGTCGCGGTGTCAACCTGCTTCGGCCGCAGCGCGGTGGACCCATACTCGGTCGGCCAGACGGTCTTGAAGTTCAAGGCCGAGAACGGAGCCGGCGTCGTGAACGAGCTGACCATCGGCTGCACGATCGCCTCGCCCTCGGCGGTGCCGATGATCATGCCGCGATAGACCGGCTGGAACCAATTGATCGCCGTCACCTGCCGCTCAATGAGCTGGTAGGCGAAGCCGCTGGCTTCCGTCACCGTGCCGTCGTCTTCGGACGGGGTGAACGTGTCGTACACGCCGGAGGTGCTAAAGCAGACGAAGTTCGGATTGCTCGGCGGACCCGAGACGGCCAGGCGGTCCTGATAGTAGGCGCCGCACGTCGGCCAGCCGGTCGTGTTCGAGAACAGGCCGAGGCGCCACCGGGCGATCGGCGACGTGTCCGGCAGCGCGTGGCCGTTGATGTTCACCGTGACCTGGGTCGTCGACACGACGCTCAGGATCGACGCCCACCGCCAGCGGCCATCGGAGCCCATGAGGCGGATGCAGCGGCCAACGTCGGTCGACAGGAAGCCCGAGCCGCCGTTGATGGACGCGGTGCCAGAGGCTGTCAGCGTTATCGGCGCCTGGCTGACCGGAGCGCGGTGAAACGCCAGCTCGGCCGCGATGCTGTTGACGGCATCGCTGCCGCCGCCGCCAGTGAACAACAGTTGATGGTAGCGATAGGCCACCTGGTTGGTGAACGAATAGTAGCGCGTCTCGGCGTTGTTCCAGCCGGTTTCGCCCTGCCGCGTGTCAAGCGTGACCCACGTCGCACCGTCGTTGGAGCCCTGCGCCTGCCAAGCGGTGAAGTAGTCATTGCTGCCCGTGGCGACATTGCTGGTCGTCAGCCAATACGCATCGACGACTGCCGAATTGCCGGCGCCAAGGTCGTACCGGATGAAGCCGTCGCCACCGCCCGACACCTTGACATCCTGGGTGCGGTCGCGGTCGAACATCTGATAGTCGCCAGCGCCCGCCTGCGATGTCGAGGCGACGCCCGAGGGCGCGGTGTTGCTCGTCATGGCTGGCGTGAGGCAGGCCGTGTCGCTGGGCGCGAGCGTGATGCCCTGCGGGTCTTCCGTCAGATATGGACCATCCTTGAAGACGAAGGGCACGAACGCCCAGCTCGTCGCGCCGCTGCGGGTCAGCTTCTGCGGCTGGTACTTGGGGTGATAGAGGTTCAGCACGTCGGCCGCGTGCAGATCATACACGGTCGGCAGATCGGCGGCCGAGTACGGCGCCGGCACGCTGTAGACGCGAGCGACGGTCGGCGAGCCGGAGAACGCCGGCAGGCTGGTCCCGTTGTAGCCCGAGAGCTGGAAGTGGTTGGCGTCCACGACGACGACCGAGAGCACCTGGTTCTGGAGGGCGACATACGGGCCGACGACCGGGAACAGCACCTGGTCGCCGTTGCTGTAGCCGTGGCTGGTGCAAGCCACGACGGCAGGGTTCGCCTGGGTGATGCCGGTCACGGCCTTGGCCGCCTCGGTCAGAAGGCCACGGTTGGTGAAGAACCTGGCGCGGTTCGAATTGATTTCGATCGCATAGCCCTGGGTCGGGTTAAACTCAAACTCGAACAGCCGGGATGTCTGCGTCTCGTCGGCCACGGGGGCGACGAAACGGCTGCCATCGCGCTTGGTCGACGGACCCTGGACGACGACGCGCATGTTGGTGCATTCGCGCAGAGAGAGCGGGTACTTCTCTACGTCAACGCGCCCGTACATGTAGGGCGAGATTTCGCCGTTGTTGAAGCCGGCCTGGATTGCTGCTGCGCGGGCCATCAGCGCCTCACAAGGACGAACGTGTCCTCCGGGGTGCGCTCGGCCGGCGCCTCGATCGCATTGACGCGCTTGGCTTCGTTGATGGCCAACTTGTAGTCGTTGCCGATGGCCTGCTTGAGCGCGTCGCTGGTCGTGATCTTGTACGTGAGCTGGAGGGCAACCTGGCAGGCCAGGGCCTCGACAAACAGCGCATCGAACAGGGAAGGATCGGCACGGCTAACATATTGGAAGTTGATCGGGCTGTCCTCGTAGGTGAGGATGTATTGCCCCTCCAGGCGCCGTTCCTCGTACTTCATCTTGATCATGCGGATGAAGTCGTTCGGCACTTTATACTGGTAAATCTGCGGGGTATCCATCGGCACTTCATCGGCCCAGGACGGGCCTTGGTCGTCGCGCTCGTCGTCGTCCGTGCCGAACGGCGGGGTATTGGCGTCGGCGGCCAGGATCATGCGCGAGCGGGCAAAGCTCCAGACGTTCTTGCGCAGCTCGGCGTCGCGGGCGAGCGGATAGACGAACGCGCAATCCGGCTCGACGCCATACGGGTTGATGTAGGGCGGGTCGATGCTACCGATGCGAGGCTGACCGAGCTTGGTCAGCGCAAGGTTGCAGATGTCAACAGGAAGCACCAAGCGACCCGCCCTCCACTAGAGTTAGTCGGTGACGTAGGCGATCCAGCCCTTGAGCGTGGCGCCCGCCGGAACGACGGCGCCGGCAACGACGGCCTGAATGAGCAGGTTGCCTTTGCACTCGATTTCCAGACCGGAGATATTGGCTGCCGCCCCGGAACCGACGCCGAGAGCTGCATTGCCGGCTGCCGCGACGCTGACGGTATCTTCGATCGCGGCCGGAGCGGCGGCGACGACGGTGCCATCGAGTTTCGTGTAGCCGGTGTGGCCAATGTCCAGGGTTGCGCTCGCACCCCAGGCGGACCATTCCGCGTGGGACAGAGCCGGGATGATGCGATAGTGAGCCGCACCCAACTGCACCAGGTCCATCGTGGACCCGATGTCGCCGGCACCGACCTGGGTAAAGTCGAAGCGGGCAATGCGCAGCTTGGCCAGGTCCACGACCTCGTTCTTCACAGCCGGAAGTGCGAGAGCGTTGGCAACCTGGTTGGACTGCTGGGCAGTAACAGTCATTGGAGTTTTCCTTTCAAAGAGGTTGGCCCGGCTGGCGATGTGCCAGCCAGGCGGCTACCGACTACAGGGTCGGGTCGCACTTGATTTCGAGGACTTTCCCTTCCTGGGTGCGGGTTGCGCCGCCCGTGAAGGTCATGTGGATTTGCGTCAGGTAGTCCTTGTCGGGACGCGGGCCGATGCGGGTCACAAGACCCTCCCACTGGCCGTAGACCACGCCGGACTTCACCCAAACCGGGCAGCGGGTATAGCCGCTGGCGTCGACCTGGAGGGCTTCCGACTTGATGAACTTGAAGCCAAGGAAAGTGTCGACATCGCCGTTCACCAGGGCCTTGACCTGGTTGTACAGGGTGTTGGTGACTTCGGTCGTGCCGAGCAAATCCTGTTCGGCCTTCGCGTTGATGGCGATGTAAGGCTCCTCCGTCTCCAGGTCGACGAAGTTCTGCTTGAGCATCCGGCGCGCGGCGCGGAGCTTGGCAATCGTCATGCCGGAGTTGGCGGTGGCGCCGCTCTCGACGTAGTTGACGGCGATCTGGTTGGCCGAGGGGAACGCGGTCTGCGTCGCACCCTTGACGCCGGTCTGCGCCGTGCCGAAGAACGCCGGGATGATGAAGTCGTCGATCGCGCGGCCATAGGCCAGACGACCGGCTTCCGCATAGGCCGACAGCGGGCTGTCGAGCATGCGGAGTTCATCCTGACTGTCGACCGGCAGGGCAAGAACCTTGTCGGACGGGAAAATCCACCGCTGCATGTGGATCAGGTCATCGAACTGCGTGTCCGAATGACGGGTCGTCTTGTCGCGGAAGGTCACGTCGCCGAACTGCTTGACGACCTGCGCCTGTTCGCCCTGGTAGGGGCGCATGGTGACAGCCTCAAGGAACTTCGGTCCCTTGCGCTGGAGCAGCATTTCGACGTTGTGCGTATAGCTGTCGTTAAAATGTGCCGGAATTTCAAAGGGGGTCATTTTGCCTACACCCGAAAAAGAGTTGAACCGTGTGGTTTGGTTCGGGGTGTTCGGCGCGGAGCCCGGCCCGAGTGGACTGGTCAGCGGCCCGGCAAGCCGGGGTGTTCGCTCACAGCTTTGTCAGCGGCGTGTCGTGCGAGGGAGCGCGGGGCTGGAGGCGAGGAGAAACCCCGCGCTCGGGTCACACATGGACACGCTAGAAGACCTAGCGATGATTATTAAATCATACCACGGTACGATTTGTCAATCACTTCCGAGAACGAAAGACGCGAGTTGTTTCGCGGCCTCGATTGTCGCGGCTGTGTCATAGACGGCCTGGGACGCGACGGCGCGGGCCGAGACTGCCTGGATGCAGGCAAGGCGAACCTGCTGCTTCCACTTCTCGTCGGCCGCCGTCGTGACGGAGACATGCTGCGGGGCGGGCCTAGCGCTTGGCATATGCGATCCTCTGGAGGTCGGAATGCTTGCGGGTGTTGACCGCGTGCATCGGGTCTTTGGGGTTCATGAGGCTGTCGACGAACGCCTTGTCGCCAGACATCTTGGCCAGCTCGACGCGGGCGCTCTCCGGGGTGGAGAAGATGTCGGACGGGCTACCGTCACGGAACGGAGCCTCGACACCCATCCGCTCGCCGAGGACGGCAAGCAGCTCCAGGTTCGCGGCGACGCCGTTGGCGGCATCGAGACGACCCAGCAATTCGGGCGACAGGCCAAGGGCCTTGGCCGCCTTGGCGCCGCTGGCAATGAGCTGGTCATACTGCCCGGCGCCCTGGGCGTTGTACTTCATCTTGAGCGACGCGACATCGGTTTCGTTCTTGGCCTTGGCGTCGTTGGCGATCTTGGCTGCGGCCTGCTGCACCCACTCGTTGTTCTTGTCGGCCAGGAGCTGTGCCTGGTCGGGGCGCAGCCCGGCTTCCTTGAACCAACCCTTGGCCGTCTCGACGTAGGTCTGGTCGACCTGGAGGCCGTCCTGGAACTTGAGGTCGTATTTGGTGTCGGGGCTGATGCCGTTGACGCTGCGATACCAGTCGTTCAACTGCTCGGGCGTGGCGTCGGCCTTCGGCTTCTCGATCACGTCGCCGCTGCCGGCATGGATGCGGTTGAGGTTGTAGTAGGCGTTGGCCAGATCGGACGGCTGCTTGTAGCCCTTGGCGACCATGAGATCGCGGGTCGGGCCTTCGGCGACGCCGGTCAGCCAGTCGGTGGCAACCGGAGCTGCCGGAGCGGCGGGAGCGGCGGGCGCCGGGGCGGCCGGAGCGGCGGGTGTGTTGATGACTTCGGGCATGGATTACTCCTCGATTTTCCGTGGGTTGAACTTGTCGGCGCTGTACTTCTCATACAGCGATGCCGCGTCGAGCTTGGCGTAGTCGAAGATGCGGTGAAGCACCTCCTGCCGGCCGATCAGCACGTCGGTCATGCGCCGGTCGCGGTGGTAGACCGTCTGGTCGAAGTGGCAGAACTTCATGAGGTCATCGAGCACGATCTTGCGATCGCCCAACGGGTCGTCGGTCGTGTCGAAGACGCGCGCGTATGCCTGGCTGCGCTTGCTGAATATCCTTCCAACAAGCGCCCTCGCCTTCTCGATATATTCGTTCATCCTGCACCAGGGGTTGGGCCGGACGCCTTGACGAGCCCGGAGAGAGCGGGCGCTGCGGCGACGGCCTGCTGCATTGCGGCCTGTTGGTTGCGCTGCGCCTTGAGCTGTTCAAGCGCGGCGGGATCACGCTGCCATTTGGACGGGACGGAGTTCGCCCACATGATGTCCGGCATGGCTGCTTCCATGTCGATCACCATCAGCGGCGTCGGGTCTTGCGTGGCCTCGACGTAGGGCAGCACGATCGAAATTGTGCGTGTCAAACCAGCGACTTCCTCGGCCTTCTGCATCCTGGCCAAGGGGCCTTCGTACTCGACCTTGTATTCGCCGGCAGCCTCGATCAGCTCGGGCGGCATCGGCGGCAGCATGCCCTGCTCATTGAGCAGATCAAGCTCGCGCTCGATCAGCACGCCGAGGCATTCGGACTGCTGGCGGCCGGCGGTCGGGGCGAGCAAAGCGCCCTTCTCGCGGACGCGCTCGATGACCTCGGTCGCGGTCATCTGCGGGTTGTCGGTCAGTATCTGGAACAGGGTGACGAGGAAGATATCGTCGATGTCCTTCCGTTCCATGTCCATCAGGTCTTTGCCGACATCGACGCGACCGTTGTTGCCGTACTCCTGGACCAGCTTCTGGCCCTGGGCGGAGACACCGCCGGTGATGATGGCGCCGGGCCGGAGGTCGGTCCCGTCAAGGATGCCGTCCTCAAAGACCAGGGTAATCGGATCGACCGCCCGGTGGCCCTGCTTGAGGATGATGCGCTTCTCCTCATTCAACGTCTTGATGGCCGGCAGGGCGAGCATGCCGGGCGAGCGCCCATACGTCTCGCCGGGTGCCGTCACGTAGCGGTTGACGGGGAACGGCCAGGTCCGATAGCCGCCCGTCTCGACGACCTGTTTGCCTTCGATGCTGACGTACTCGGACGTGTACTTCATGGCCCTGTGATCGAGCGCGCCGGGAATGACCAGCTTGTTGCGTTCGACCATGTGGACAAACTCAAAGTCCGGCCGCTCGCTGCGCTTGCCAACGGGCTTGTCGTACTCGATGCGGATTTGCGGCGGCAGGTTCTCCAGGCCGAACATGTCGACGGCCTGCTTGGCAGAGAGTTTAAACGACCTCAGCGCCGTGTTGATGCGTCCCTGGTAGTCGGCCAGGTAGAAGATCGAGCCGAGGTGCATCGAGCCGTAGCGAAGGCCACGCTCCCCCTTCTCGCGGGGCTTCTCGACGCGGTACTGGCCGGTGCCGTAGGCGCCCATCGAAATGTAGCTCTCCTGCTGCACGGTCGGGAACGCCGAGTGCGCGCTGTAGCGCTGCGCGAACAGGATGCCGGTCACGTCGTCGAAGTAGTTCTGGACGCGGAGGATTTTCTTGAGGTGCGGGTTGTTCTGCGTCAGCCGGTGCCAGGTCGAGCCGCGCGGCGTGAGCAGGTTTTCCATCGCGGCGCCGAAGCGCTCCAGGCCCTTGGCAGCCGAGCTGTCCAAGATCATGTCGGTGCGCTTGGACCCTTCGATGTTCATCTGGTTGAAGAACGCGTAGCGGTCGCGCGGCAGCATGCGCTCGGCTATCTCGACGCAGTGCGCATCGAGGGTGGAGCGGTCCTGGCGAAGCTGGGCGAGGAGGTTGGCGACCTCGGTGCCACGGCTCGACGACGGTGCCGGCGTTGCGGTGATATCCATTTACAGCCCGAGGAGCTTGGCGGTTGAAGTGACGACGCTGGGCACGCCCATACCGCCGGTCGGATTGAGGGACTGGAAGCCGCCGGATGCGGCTGCGGCGAGCTGCGCGGTGCTGGTCGCCTGGCCGTCCTGCGTGGTCTTCACAGGCAGCGGAGCAGGCGGAAGCGGCTGCGGCTTGGGGGCGCTAAACATGACAGATTTCCAATCGCGATCTGATTATCATATCACAGAGAACACGTCGTAGTCAAAGCCCGCGGTCGTCCGCCGTCTCTGGCGTGTGCGGTCCTTGCGGTTGATCTTGCGGGCGAACGTCAAGGCCAGGGCGTCGGCGTCGTCCGGCGAGGCCAGGCCACGGCGCTTCATGTCCTTTTTGCTCTCGATGAAAAGCTGCTGCTTGAGCGTGTGATCGTACATCGGGCCGCACAAGTCCTGACGAAGCTCCAGGTCTTCCAGGAGCGTGCCGCCCTCGACCAGCCACTGCTTCATCGTCGCCCACATTTCGGCTTTCTTGTCGCGGTAGCGGATCGGGTCGTCAGCCGGCGGGCCGCTGTTGATGCGGATCAGCTTGTACCCCTGGCTCTTGAGGATGTCGGCGACGCCGAAGCCAACGCCAATCTCGTCGATGAACACGGCGTCGGGCTCGAACCGATCGATCAGCTCGGCGGCTTTCGTCGCCACCGTCAGGCTGTCCTGGCCCTTGTCGCGGTCGACGGCCAGCTTGATCGGCGGGATCGAGCGGCCATCCATGCCACGGCGGAAGCGCATGACGCATTTGTCGCCGCCGCCCACTGCCACGTCGATGCCCATGAGCAGCGGGGCGCCGTCGTCCCTGGGTGTGTCGGCGCGGTGGAACGAAGCGTCCACCAGGCCCTCGGGGATGTACTGCATGACGCCGGCACGGGGGAACATGCCGCGCACGCGGACGCGGACGTAATCGCTGTCCTCGCCGTATTGCTCGACCAGGCGCTCCAGGTATTTCTTGTTGGTGACGCGGACGCTGCGGCTGTCGACGCTTTCGTGATACCAGAGCCGGCGGTCCTCATGGAAGCAGCGGAAGAACCGGCCCTCGTTGCGGGTCGGGTTGCCGAACTTCAACCAGAACCCCTCGCCGTCCGTCAGCGCGCCGCTGATGACCTCGCTGATGGCGTCGGGGATGGCGGACGCCTCGTCCTCGATAAACACGATGGCGCTGCCGGCGTTGTGCGCTCCGGCGAAACCCTCGGTCCTGTCGATCGACCAGGTGACGGCCTCGAACATGTAGTTCTTGCGGCGGTCCTCCGGGTACTTGGCGTAGTAGAATTGGGTCGCCGTCCATTTGAACCAATGCTTGTTGATGGCCATCGCGTGCCACTTCGACAGCTCCGGCCAGGTCTTGCCCGCGAGCTGGTCGCCGGTATTGGCGGTGACGAAGCCACGGCAGTCGACGCGGGTCGACATCAGCCAGAGGATGATCCAGGAGACGGTCGCGCTCTTGCCGATACCGTGGCCGGACGCGATGGCGGACTGCCAGACCTCAAGCTGCTGCCCAAGGTCGGCCAGGTCCAGGTTGTTGGTGACGTGCTTTGCCAGCGCTACAAAGAGGCGGCGGGTCCATTCGTCGGGACCATCGGGGAACTTTTCGAGCTGCGTGCCCGGCTTGCCCCACGGGAATGCAAACATGACGAAGCCCAGGGGGTCGGCATAAAACTGGCCGATCTCCTGGGCTAGTGCTTTATCAAACTCAAGCGGTGTCACGATCCGTCAGGGCCGTGCGGCGCCACCAGCCAGGTCAGGCCGGCGGCAGCCGCCAAGATGCAGAGCACGATCAGAACACCGACGAGGAGCATTACTGCACCTGGGCGGGAGCATCCGCCGGCTTGGCGGCAACCGCAGCGGCCACCTGGGCGTCGACCTCGGCGATACTCTGCGCAACGATCGGCTTGGCAGCCCGGATGACCGGATCGACGTGGGTGTCGAGAACCGCCGCAGCGGCGTCGAGCTTGGCGGCATCGGCCGCAATGGACTTGTGGTTGTAGATCGCGGCCAAGATGGCGGCGGCGATGACTACGGCGACGATGGCGAGGACGATCAGGTTCACGGGGGCGCCTCCTGGCGGTTTGGTGGAAAAGCGGGAATGCGATTATTCTAGTCGACCTTGCCGGCGCGTGCAACGATTTTCGTATCGCGATCCGGTTTGCCGCGCGCGAGGCGGGGCGCCCTGGGGCCTAAGAGGCGGCGCGGCGGCCCGCGCGCGAGAGCCGCTGGTATCTATTGGGGTATGCGGGTTTATCCAGGCCGACGCAAAGTTTGGGGGTACGGCACCGGCCACCTCCCCCTCCGCCGATAAGCATTCCTCCGCCGATCGTCGAGGCAAGCCCGCACTTCGCGAGCCTTGCCTGAGACGTTGGCAGGCAATCAATCGCCAAAGATGTCTGATATTGTTACGCTTTTCGCGTCGACGATAAGAGGCTGGTCGTCAACTGGTCGTGGAATGCGTGCGATTGCCTCTTTCAGGATCGCAGCCAAATCCGCATTATGTTGTGTCTCGACTTGCAGCTTATCACCATATGTTGCGGCTTGACGCTTCGAAAGCAACCATTTGCGATTGTCGCTGACAACGCGTGCCATCAATGGGTCTTTGACGCGTTGATGGATGTTGAAAAGCGTATCGGCTTGCGCTTCCGCTCCCACTTCCTGAGCGATGACAAATGCGGCTTGCAAATCAGGGTGAGCTTTCCGCTCCCGATAGAAAGCACGCGGATCGATTGCAAATTCAGCGCATGCTTCCGTGACTGTGTAGCCTTCCGCAATGCGATCCAAAACAGCCTGAAAAGCCGAAAAATGTGCCAACGTTTCCATGGGCTTAATGATATCATATTCGTATCACTAAAAAAAGTTTGTTTCATGCGATTGACATCAACGATTATCAATGGTTTTATATGTTCACGGTACGAAAAACGGACCGGACAAAGCAACAACCCAAAACGGGAGAGTGAAATGCGAAAGGCCCAAAAGTTCTATCATGAACACCGCAAGCATTGCATCGCGACATTATCGTTCCTCCTAATAGTCGCACATTACGTTTTCCCTGAGTATGACGCGCATGTTGCCGCCATTGTTGGCTTTATCTGTGTCGAATGTTCCTGAGTAAATACAGGCTAGGTGAGGCGAAAGCTTTGCCTAGCCTGATACGAAAATCTAATCATGAAAGGACAATCCAATGCGTGAAGCTCTCATAATCCTGCCGACCCATGACAATCATGGCCATGACCTTTCCGAGGTTCGGAAAGCAACCTTAACTCGCATGATCGACGCCTTTGGCGGCTGCACTGTTCGCCAGGCACAAGGCTATTGGTTGCATGAAGGCAAGCTGTTCAACGAGCCTGTAACTGAGCTTGTGTCAGCATATGCGCCTTCCGATTTCAACGATGCAACGTTGCGTGAGATCGCAACGCAAGCTGGTCACGACGGCAAGCAATTGGCCGTTTACACGCGGTTTGCGTCCGGCGAAGTCGAATTGATCGATACCGCTCCCGCATATGCAAGCGCGGCTTAATCCACAACAAAGCGAAAGGAAAACCGTACCATGACAATTACCCTGTATCACGGCACGCGGGCGGCATATCTGCCCGCAATCGACAAGCAAGGTCTAATCCCGTGCGGCAAGCCAGGCAACGATGCAAGCTGGTCGCAAGCCAAGCGGTGGGCCGACGAGCAACGGGAGCAATCCGTTTTCATGTCTCCTCGACCTGAGATAGCGGCCATGTTCGGCCAACGACTTGCCGAGCTAAACCACGACCACGGCGTAATCCTGGAGATCGAGCTTCCCGACGATATGCGCGAGCATCTGCACATCGACGAAGCTGGAGCCGATCCCGACGACGATGGGAGCGGCATTCGCCAAAGCGACTTCATGCGGTTCGATGGGCCGATCAAGCGCGAATGGATTTCTGGCTATGTCCCAGCCGAGGACGCGCTCGGCCGCTATCGGCTGCACAAGGTTGCTTGAAATGGTACGATAATCGTACTATGTAATGGATACCGTGCTGGCGCGATTGGCGCCGGCCGAAGAAAGGAAGCGAGAAAATGGACACGTTCGAAGCGACGATGATTGCGGAAGGCAATCAAGAGGCAACCGAGGAACAACAGCAAGAGGCATGGCAACACCTAATCGACACAGGGCTTGCCTGGCAATTGCAAGGTTGGTTCGGCCGGCAGGCCGCAAGTCTGATCGAGGCCGGCGTCTGCCACGCGGCCCAGGCAAAGGCGGCCAACTAATGGACTTCTACACCATGACCCCAAAGCAGCGCGTTGACGCTGCGATCGGAATATCCCTGGCCGCGCTGCTGATAGTCGGCCCGGCAATTCAACACTGGATCGGAGGCTGACATGCACGGACTTGAGACAATCATCGCAATGAACAATCGCGCTGCCAGGCGCGGCGGCGCCTTCCATGCCGATCGCGCATTCATCGAGCGCTTCAAGAGGCAGTGGCCGTGCCACGGCTTGCCGAGCGCCATGCACGACCTGGAGGTGCGTTTCGACGAGCGCGGCGACCTGTTCGACCTGATCGCGGTCGACGAAGACGGCCTGGCGCTCAATACCGAAGATTTCGACGGGCCGGCATTGGCCGCGCTCGTCGAGGACATCCAACACGACGGGGAGGCAGTGCAGTGAACAAGGACCAACGCAAGCAGCTCGATGCGATCCGCGAAAAGCTCGATGCGCTGAAAGGCGAGATCGACGGGATCAAGGACGACGAGCAGGACAAGTACGACGGCATGCCCGAGAACTTCCAGGACGGTGATCGCGGGCAGGCCATCCAGACCGGCGTTGATGCCCTGGAGAATGCCGTGTCCTCGATCGACGACGCGCTCAGCTCGATCGACGACGCAACGAGCGCTTGAGATTTCAGTTTCGCACTTCCCGGCATGGGTGACGCATACCTGTCCGGTCGACGGTGCGGAAAGGCCAACGGTGATCCAACCCGCCGATTAGCCTTTTAGCCGGTGCGCCGCTTCTGCGGTTCGCCGGCTCTTTTTTATCCCCACTACAAACCGATACATCAAGGCGGCGACAAAGCGACACCTCCTAGAGGTGTGTCGCTTTTTGTCGCCTGTCCGCCCAGGTGACATGTCGTCAAATGTCGCCAATTGTCGCTTTTTGTCGCCTGCCGCCAAACCACTGATTATCCTGGCCTTTTCGCCTTGTCGAAACAGGCGCCAAAAATGTCGCCAAATGTCGCCAATTGAGCGCCTGTTTGATTTCCATAGATACTGTTTGACGCAAAGGCGACAAAGGGTCTTGTCGCCACGGCCCTGCCAGGGTCGCCAATCCTACCCCAGCTTAAAGGGCAAATGTCGCCTGCTGTCGCCAAATGTCGCTTTTCGGATCGGCGACTAAAATTCTAATCACGGTATTGTGTGTATACAAACTAAATCGATAAGGAACAAACATTAGCGATTAGAAAACTGGACTTGTTTGGGAGAGGCACCGCCGCGACGTTGTTGTTTGCCGCGACGGCGATATGGTGGCTTGCGATGTCAGGCCGTCTTGATCCAGCGAATGGGAGTAGCCGATCGGACGATGACGCCGCCGACGATCCGCTCACCGCTGAAAGCGTTGAACAGGTCGTAGGTGCCGCGCTCCAGGCCACGCCGCACGACGCCGACGTGGTAGCCTTCGTGATCGCCAATCTCTACCAGGCAGAGCGCATTGAGCGTGTCAGCGTCGACAGCACGCGGCTTGGCCGGGATGTCGAAATAGTAGACCCACCCGTGCTGGACGTGCTCGCCTGCCAGGGCATTGAAGATGACAGCCTTGGTATTGGGCGCCCTGGCTGCCGGCGCCTCCACGGTGCGCGCGGCCTTGAGATCGGTCACTCGCCCCGTTTCGTCGACAGTGCCAATGCACTCGACCGCATCATCCTTCAACGCAGCCGGCTGCTCTACCCCGAGCCGCCGGATGATTTCCTCGGATGTCGTATTCAGGAGCTGCGCCAGGACAGGGATTTCGTCATGCGTCATCTTCCGATTGCCATTGAGTATCAGGCTGATCGTGTTCGGATTGGTGGCGATGAAAGTCGAAAGCTGCCGCTGGCTTGTGCCCAAATCGCGGATGCGGTTCTGGAACCACTTCACGTCGATGGTCATTCTCGTTTCTCCGTAAGTGATACGTTTTGTGTGGTACGAGTAGATATTTATCTCATTTTGATGCAACCTGCAAGCGCTTTCGCCACAATCCCGCCCTAGGTGTTAACGGTGAAATAAATCTTGAACCGCGATACGATTTCCGTTACATTAGTTGCAATACCCGGTCTAAGCGCTGGGTCAACAAAAATGGATAAGACAGAGGCAACACATATGACATCCCGCGTTAAGTGGGGCGCTTGGCATGCGAGCGTCCAGGTCGACACCCAACCCCCTTATTTCTTCTGGAACAGCATTCCCTGGCTTGGCATCGCGCTTTTGAAGATCGGGCCGATCAAGGCAATGTTGAACTGGCCGGTCTGGTTCCACTCAGACGACAGCGCCAAATGAACTACACCCTCGGCATTGATCCTGGCGTCAACGGCGCCCTCGCCCTGCTCGATGATGCAGGCGAATGCCGTGGCGTGCTCGACATGCCGACCCTAGCAGCCGGAGGGAAGAAAGGCCGCCGCATACTCGACGGCCCTGCCCTCATTCGCTGGCTGCGCAAGCTGCCTCCAGGCCGCGTCACCGCCATGCTGGAGGAAGTCAGCTCGATGCCGCGAGACGGCCATGTCGCCGCTTTCTCGTTCGGCCGCACCTACGGCACAACCGAAACCGCCCTCGCCGCCGCCGGCATCCCGTATCGGACTGTCCGGCCAGCGATCTGGAAAAAGGTGATGGGCGTCCTCGCCGACAAAGACCACGCGAGGATGAAGGCCACACAGCTCATACCCAGCGGCGCCAAGCATTGGCCGCTCAAAAAGCATGACGGTCGCGCCGAGGCGGCGCTGATCGCCCAATATGGGAGACAACTCGTAGGAGGCTAGTCTTGCCTGATTTTCTGTATCGCTGGGGCTTGTGGGAGCTGAATTTCCTCCACGCGCACCCGGTTCTGTGGTGGTCGATGGTGGCCATCATTCTGATCCCGCAACTGATCCGTTTGAGAGGCTGACATGTCCCACAAACCTGCCAACCGCATCCTGGCCGCGCTGCTGTCCGAACATGGCCGCCCAATTTGCGACCACCGCAAAGACAGCCAGGGGCATTGCGTCTTCGACTGTGAAGCGTCGCTCGACGAGGACGCCCGACACCACGTCGAGGCGATCGACCACGCCGAGCATCACGATCTGCATCGGCACGACGATGACGGCGGACCAGGCTGTCCGCATGAACGCCGCGCCGCCCAGGAGGAAGCCAGGAAACATCTGGAGTTGGAAGCTATGCCCGCAGTGATACAAAAATCGAACCACGGTCTGCATCTGCCGACCGGAGCGAAGGAACGCAAGGCGCTGCCGATCTGCACTGGCGTCCTGGACTACTTCCCCAAGGCGCTCGCCGCCGTCGCCGAGGTCAGCCGGATCGGCAATGACCAGCACAACCCCGGCCAGCCGCTGCATTGGGCGAAGGGCAAGTCGACGGATCACGCCGACTGCGCCATCCGCCACTTCGCCGAGCGTGGCACCGTCGATGTCGTCGATGGCGGCCGGCACACCGCAAAGGCCGCCTGGCGCGTCCTGGCGCACCTGGAAATGGAGATCGAGGCCGAGGAAGCCGGCATGAGCTACGCCGACTACATCGCGCACCTCAAGCAGGAGGCCGCATGAACGTCTTCCGCAAAATACTGCTCGGCGAGATCGAGCGCATGTCGCGCCTCGGCTGCCCGTCCGCCGACGAGGGCGAACGCCTTCGCCGCGTCAACACGATGGCCAACTCGACGGGCGGGCGCGGCTTCCGCGTCCCTCCGGCCGAGGTCGGAACCACGCGCGGCCAGCGCAAGCGCGCCACCTATGCGCGCCTGTTCCTCAATCGGGAGGAGGCCAGCCAGTGAACGCGGGCGTCCGGCGCCAGCTCCAGGCAATCGCCGACGCTGCTGGCTCCAACTACTTCGAATTGATCCGCGAAAACAAGCACCTGATCGTCGACTTCTGGTTTCCAGGCGAGGCAAAGCCCGCCCGGATGTCAGTGGCGAAAACCGGGTCCGACCATCGCGGAATTAAAAACCTGATCGCCGATCTTCGGCGCCTGAAAGGATCAAACCAATGAAGATTTACGTTGCCGGCCCGATGCGCGGGAAGCCCGATTTCAACTTCCCGGCATTCGACAAGGCGTCCGCGTTTCTGCGCCGTCTCGGCCATACCGTCTTCAACCCGGCCGACCGTGACCGCGAGGCGCACGGCCCTGACATCGGCAAGAGCTTGTCTGGCGATATCGACGAGGCCGTGCAGAAGGGCTTTTCGCTGCGCGAAGCACTCGCCGCCGACATGAAGTTCATAGCCGAGGAAGCCGATGGCATCTGGATGCTGGAGGGCTGGGAAACCAGTCTCGGCGCTCGGGCCGAGCATGCCCTGGCCACGGCGCTCAAGCTGCGCATCTTCTATGACTGCGATCTGCCGATCGACGAGCCCGTGATCAAGACGACGATCGACAGCACCTGGCACGTCACCGCTGATGTCGCCGACATGCAGCCGGAGGGCCGGGCATGAAGCCGGTCCAGGAGAGCATCGCCCAAATGGTCCATCACTTTAAGCGGCTCAATCTGGAGCCGCCGAAGGTGATCGAGGTGAGCGCGCTCGTCGGCCGCAACCTGATGCTGGAAATGGACGGCTACATGGTCCCTGACATGAGCCGGCCGCCACAGCGCCCGCATGTCGTGACCGTCGAGGGGTTGCCGACAACGTTGGCCGCCAAAGCCGTCGATCTGCCCTACGAGCACGCCGAGGCGGTCATGCAGACGTGTGACCGCACCGTCCAGACGTTCATGCAGGCCGAGATCATGGGCGTGAAGGTCCGCTGGCCGGCAACGGCCGAGGCCAAATTCAGCGGCGGCACGGTGCTCTATTGAAGCAGCTCGACCCATACCAGGAAGTAGGAGCGGACTGGCTCGCCAATGGCGGGCCGGTCCTCTACCTCGCCGACCAGATGCGCGTTGGTAAGACGCCGCAATGCGTCGTCGCCTGTGCGCGCGCATCGTTTAAACGCGTCCTGGTAATCTGTCCGGCCATCGCGCGCGGCGGCTGGCATTCCGAGTTCAAACACTTCTGCCCCGACCAGGGCTTCGCAGAGAACGCCGTGCTGATCTATTCGGTTAAGGACGCCGAGAAGATCACGGCGACAACGCGCCTGGTCGTCGTGTCAACGTCCCTGGCCATCAACGCCAAGGTGTTCGCTGCGCTCTACGCCAACGGCATGGTCTACGGATACGATGTCGTCATCATCGACGAGGCGCATGAGCTGACCAACCGCGACGCCAAGCGCACCCAGCGCGTCTTCGGCCCGAAGTGTACAGGCGAAGGCGGATTGGCCGGCCTCGGCACGCGCTGCTGGTTTGTCTCCGGCACGCCGCAACGCCGCGACGCCTCTGACATGTTCCCATTCTGCCGGATGATAGGCATCTGGCGGCCGTCGAAGACCGACTTCATCAACAAGTTCTGCTTTGGCTTCTACGACGGATCGGAGTTCAAGATCACCGGCAGCAAGAACCTGCCGCTGCTCAAAAAGATGCTCGCCCCCTACGTCCTGCGGCGCCTGCGCACCGACATCGCCGACGTGCAGGTGTCCATCAACAGCCTGAGCATCGAGCCGCGTGAGGTGAGCCCGCTGCACCACGCGCTGCAAATCCTGGCCGCCCAGGAGCCGAAATACGCCCGCCAGATAGCGGACGGCGTGAAGGCCGGCGACCTGTCCAACATCGACGCCAAGAGCGTGTCGACGATCCGCCGCGTCATCGGCCTGGCCAAGGTGCAGGGCATGGTCGAGCTGATCAAGGAAGACCTGGAGGCCGAGCCCGACTTGAAGATCGCCGTCTTCGGCATCCACCGCGACCCGCTGCGCTACCTGCGCAACCTGCTTGCGAAGTACAAGGCGTGCCTGCTCTTTGGCGGCACAGGCGCCGAGCGCCGCGACAACATGCTGCGGATGTTCCAGACCCACCATCAGTATCGCGTGTTCATCGGCAACCTGGCGTCCGCCGGCATGGCCATCGATCTGTCGGCCGCCGATCGGGCCTACATTTTCGAGCCATCCTGGATACCGACCGACAACGCCCAGGCGCTCAGCCGCATCATCAAGGTGCGGGAGCCGGACAGATTGAAAGAGGTTTTGTTCGTCGGTCTGGCCAACTCGATCGACGACGCCGTGACCCGCATCTGTGAGCGGAGAACTTCTGAAATAGAAACCTTGTTTTCTGCCGTGTGATACACTATTCTAATCGTGAGGCGTTTTTCTAATCATGAAGGAATAGCCCCCATGTCCGGCAACGGCCAGACCAGCACGAAGAAAACCACGGCTTCATCGACGCAGAAGGTGTCGCAGAAGCCCCAGGAGGAGAAGCCCACCCTCGACCCCGACACCCTCTCCCCGTGACATCCATCAACCGCCTAGGAGGCAAGGAAATGAAAGCCAGCATTCACTTCGAATTGGAGACGCCCGATGACTTTGCGCTGTTCGGTCGCGTCTTCGCACAGGCCGGTGGCTTCGGGAGCGGCGACGTTGTTACGCCCGCCGCGCCGGTAAAGCCCGCCGAGATCGCCGCCAAGCCGGCCGGTCGCGCCAAGGCCGCCGACAAGCCCGCCGAGAAGCCAGCCGAGAAGCCGGCGGAGAAGCCGGCGGAGAAGCCGGCCGAGAAGGACGAAGGCGATGCCATCGTCGAGAACGTCGACAAGGCGCTGGTGGCCGAGGAGCTGCGCAACTTCATCCAGAAGCAGGGTGAGGGCGGACCCAAGGCTGCGTTCGCCGTGCTGAAAGAGTTCGGCGCCAGCAAGTTCAACGACTTGAAGCCGGAGGACTACAGCAAGTTCCTCACGGCCCTGGGCAAGGCTGCCTGACATGGAGCACCTGATCATCGACATCGCCAAGATCGCGTTCGTCATCGTCGGCGCCGCGATCTTCACCGCCGGCATCATCAGCTTCGGCACGACCAGCCCCGACTACCAGATTTACGACGAGTACGGGCCGTACCGGATCGACGACGACGAAGACGACGACCTCTGAAAAGCAGCGCCGCCTAGCAGGGGCGCCAGTCGCCCCTGCCCTTTTCTTCTGCTTATCCAGACCGCGTATTAGGACCATCTGCAAGGGTCCGAAAAGGTGGCCCCGTTGCAGCGGGGTAAAGCGGATGATCCGTAATCGTCCCTAGCTTTAAAACACCCTGGCGCGGTCGCGACAAACAGAAGCCCATGTGGAGGCTCCCGTGACCAAGATCACCTACCCCGTGTTCGGCGGTTTCCGCTGGATGAAGATCGCGCCGCCCTGGATCAAAGGGCCGCGCCCCGCCGTCACCTATCGCCAGCTTGAGGCAGTGGCATGACCCAGCACACAACCCGCGCCCACGCCAAGCGTTCGCCGTCGTCCGCGTACCGCTGGATGAACTGCCCCGGCTCGATCCGCATGTCCGAAGGGATAGAGGAAGGAAAGTCGAGCATCTTCGCCGACGAGGGCACCGCCGCCCACATGCTGGCCGAGCGCTGCCTGCGGCACAACGCCGACACCGACCATTTCATTGGCACCGTGATCGACATCCACGGGACCGAGTATTTCAACCAGTTCCTGACAAAGGGCGCACCGCTCACAGACGGCCGGTTCGAGGTCGACGAGGAAATGGCCGAGGGCGTCCAGCTTTTCCTCGACACCGTGCGCGAAATCGCCAATCGCCCCGGATGCGAACTTCATGTGGAACGCCGGGTGAATTTCTCTGGCGACGAGTTCGGCACCGCCGATGCGATCGTTGTCGAACGGCTGGGCGCCCGTACTGTGCTGCACGTCTTCGATTTGAAGTACGGGTCTGGCGTCCTGGTCGAGGTCAAAGATGCCGAGGGCAACCCCAACAAGCAGCTTGTTTGCTACGGCGAAGGGTCTGTGCGCGAGATCGACGGCGAGACACCCAGCTTGCTCACCATCACGATCGTACAGCCGCGCATGCCACACCCTGACGGGCGGGTGCGTTCCGTCGACATCGGGCCGCTGGAGCTTCTGGACTGGTCGATTGAAATAGACCTGGCCGTCGCAGCCACGCGCGAGGCGACCGCGCCGCTGATCCCTGGAGACTGGTGCGGCTGGTGCCCGGCCGCTGGCGTCTGCCCCACCTATGCGGCCAAGGCCCTGACCGTAGCGCAAGCCGACTTCGACGACCTCGACGCCGTGCAGCTCCCCGAGCCCGAGCGCCTGTCGCCGCAGCAAATCGGCCGCATCATCCCTGGCCTCGACATGCTGGAGGATTGGGCCAAGGCCGTCCGCAAAGCCGGCTACGCGATGGCCGAGAACGGCACCAAAATCCCCGGCCAGAAGCTGGTCGACAAGATCGGCCGCCGCGCCTGGATCGAGACGAAGGACGCGGCCACGCTGATCCTGCATTCCTCGGGCTTGGCGCCCACGGACATCTACACCGAACCGAAGCTCAAGAGCCCGGCGCAAATCGAGAAGCTGGTAGGCAAGAAAGACTTCGCCGCCAGGTACGCCGGCCTCGCCCCTTCCCGTTCCTCGGGCACCGTCCTGGTGCCGAATAGCGATCGGCGCCCCGAGGTGGTGCCAGCGATCGAACAGTTCGACGTGCTCGACGACGAGCCCGTTTAAACGGCTCCGACGGGCTGGGTTCTCAGCGCTGCCGCATCCCAGGCAGCCGGCCTTGTCGGGTGTTCATGTCTCTGCCTGGGGTGCAACAATTTTCGTACCATCAACTAGGAACCGTACCAATGGCAACGAAGTTTAAGATGCAGAAATTGGAGAACGGCAACATCCGCACCTGCGAGGTGAAGCTGTCGTTCCCGCATTTGTTTACCGCCGTGCAAGGCACCGACGATGACGGCAACCCGAGCGGCAAGCCGAAGCGGTCGACCGTGATCCTGTTCCCGCCGGGCGCCGATCTGTCCGTCCTGGAAAAAGAGATCGAGCGCGTGGCCAAGGAAGCCTTTCCGAAGAAGTCGCTCAAGAGCCTGCGCATCGGGCTCCGCGACCAGGGCGTGAAGGATTACGCCGGCTATGAGGACGGCGCGTTCTTCCTGTCCGCGTCCTCGGAAAAGGTCATCCCGATCGTCGACCGCAAGCGCCTGCCCGTCACCGAGGAGAACGACGCCTATCCGGGCGCCGACGCGCTGGTGACGATCCGCGTGTTCCCGTTCTCTCAGAAGGGCGACGGCATCGGCTTCGGCCTCCAGGCCGTGCAGCTCCTCGGCACTGGCGAGCACCTGGCCGGCGCTCCGGCCAACCCGAATGAGGAGTTCGAGGAATTGGAGGAGCTGGAGGATGGCGAGAGCGCCGACAGCATCTTCGGCGACGACGAAATCCCGTTCTGAGGTGATGATGTTATGCTCCGCTCTTGCGTCTATCGTGAATGCCTTCGCCTCATGGGCGAGATTGACCTCGATGGTGTCGACGATCCCGAAGATCGCCGCACCGTCCAGGGGGTTGAGGCCGCCTACGAAGCCTTCCGCAGAGACATGCACGTCTCTTCCGAGGAGTTCCGCGTCCTTCGCCGGCTCGCCGCAGCCCAGGCACCTGCCTACTATGTCGGATGATATCCCCATCCGCGTGATCCCGCTGTCGGCAGAAATGCCGCCAGCGCTCTCCGTACCCGTTCTGTGTGCAGACCTGGCCAAGGACCGCGCCAACCTGGCGGCCCATCCGTCCTACGGCTACGCGCTCTTGCTCCAGCGCACACAGAAACTGCTGACCGAGGAAATCGCCAAGACAAGGGCGACATTCAGGATAGTCCGTTGATACTTCACATTCACGGCGATTGGGAAACACGCAGCACGGTCGATATCAAAAAGGCCGGCGCCGACGTGTATGCCGAGCACCCGTCGACCGACATCCTGACTTTCTCGTATGCCTTCGGCGACGAGGCGCCCCGGCGGTGGAAGCCGGGCGACCCGTTGCCGGAGGAGCTTTTCCTTGAGCTTGCCCTGGGCGCCAAGTTCGTCGGGCACAACGTCTATTTCGAGCTGGTGATCTGGAAGCACATCGCCGTCAAGCGCTACGGCTTCCCCGAGCTGCGCGCTGACCAGTGCATCGACACGATGGCGATCTGCTACGCGCACGCGCTGCCTGGCGCGCTTGCCAATGCCGCCAAGGCTGTTGGCCTGTCCGTCGACAAGGACGACGCCGGCCGCCGCGTCATGCTCAAGCTCTGCAAACCCCGCGCCTGGCAGGACGGCTTGCCGATCTGGTATGAGCGCGACACCGACCCCGAGCTGTTCGCGATCCTCGACGCCTACTGCGATCAGGATGTCATCGTCGAGCGTGCCCTGGAGAAGCGGCTGCCCGCCATCAAGGCGAGCGAGCAGCGCCTGTGGGAATTGGATTTCGAGATCAACCAGCGCGGCGTTCCGATCGACATCGAGAGCGCCCGCCGCGCCCTGGCCGTCATCGACGAGGAGGCCCGCGTCCGCAACGCCGAGCTGCGCAAGCTCACGGGCGGCACGGTGTCGAGCGCGACCGCCGTGCAGAAGTTCGTCGCCTGGCTGCGCGACGTGAAGGGCCTGCCCTGCCATTCCTTGGCCAAGGCAGACGTGCGCGAGCTGATGAAGCTGCCCGATCTGCCAGACGATGCTCGCCGCGCGCTGGAGATACGCGCCAGCGTCGGCAAGACCTCGACGATGAAGCTCAAGGCCATGCTGGTCTGCACCTCGCCTGACGGCCGGGCGCGCGGCCTGCATCAGTTCCATTCCGCCGGCACGGGCCGTTGGGGCGGCCGGCGCATCCAGACGCAGAACATGGTCCGCCCGGAGAAGGGCGTCGATGTCGACTGGTGCCTGGAAATCCTCAAGCTGGAGCAGCCAGACGCATTCGCGTCTATCGAGCTGGTATACGGGAGCGCGACTGCGCCGCTGGCATCATGCATGCGGTCGATGATCGCCGCCAAGCAGGGCAGCCGCTTCATCACCGTGGACTTTTCCAACGTCGAGGGCCGCGTGCTGCCCTGGCTGGCCGGCGAGCAATGGAAGCTCGACCTGTTCCGGTCGATCGACGCTGGCGAAGGCAAGGACGTTTACCTGGTGTCCGCCTCGGGCATCTTCGGCGAGAACATCGACGACAAGGAAGACCCGCGCCGGCAGGTAGGCAAGGTGTCTGAGCTGGCGCTGGGCTATCAGGGCGGTGCCGGCGCGTATGCCAGCATGGCGGCCAACTACAACGTCGATGTCGCCGCGATCCTGCCGTTCATCTGGCCGGTGTCGAACCGCGACCGCCGCCGCACCGCCGTCGCGTCCTGGCGCACACGCGGTCGCGCTCGCAATGTCATGTCGCGTGAAGCCTGGGTCGCCGCCGAGCTGGTCAAGATGCCGTGGCGCGACAAGCACCCGGCAACCGTCCAGTTCTGGCGCGACATCGAAGACGCCGCCGTCGAGGCCATCGCCAACCCCGGCAAGATCACCCGCGCCGGCCGCTACATCAAGTTCCGCAAGGCTGGGTCGTTCCTGTTCATGCAGCTCCCGTCCGGCCGCTGCCTCGCCTATGCGTTCCCCAAGCTTATGTGGCGGCCGATGCCGTGGAAGGACGCGAAGACCGGCAAGCAGGCGCTCAAGCAGGTGATGACGTTCTTCTGCCGCATCGACGAGAGCAAGAAAGCGAAGATCGTCAAAGACCCGGCCAACGGCGGCAAGTGGGCGCGCGTCGCCACCTACGGCGGCGAGCTGACCGAGAACGCCGACCAGGCTGTCAGCCGCGACCTCCTGGCCGACGCGATGTTCCGCGTCGAGGAGCGCGGCTATCCGATCGTCATGCACGTTCACGACGAGCTTGTTGCCGAGCGGCCGAACGGCCAGGGCTCACTCGCCGAAATGACCGAGATCATGAAAGAACTTTCCCCCTGGGCAGCCGGGCTCCCGATGAATGCCGCCGGGTGGGAAGGCGTGCGTTACCGCAAGTAATGTGATATGATTTTCTAACCACAGGAGCAATTCCATGTCAGACGTGTTTGACGAAGACGACATCCCTGCTTTCCTCAAAGCCGACCGCGACGTGAACAAGATCGTCGATGATCTTGGCGATGAAGACGACGACTTCGACTTCCCGTCCCTCGACGAAGACGAAGACGAGGACGACGACCTCGGCCTGCCGGACGACCCCATCGCCGAGGAGCCGCAGCCCGAGCCCGAGCCGGTAGCCGAGCCGGCGCCCAAGGCAAAGGCCAAGGCCAAGGCCAAGGACAAGCCTGCCGAGGAGCCGAAGACCGAGGAGCCCGAGAACAAGCGCGCCCGCCCCGGCAACAACTCCGGCATCGAAGCCGGCCCGCTGCGTTCATTCATCGAGCGCATCGAGCGCCTGGAGGAGGATCGCAAGTCGATCGGCGACGACATCAAGGATGTGAAGGCCGAGGCGAAGGGCACCGGCTATGACGTGAAGGCCATCAACCGCCTCCTGAAAAAGCGCAAGCAGGACAAGGCCGAGCGCGACGAGCAGGAAGCCCTCGACCACCTCTACATGTTCGCCCTCGGCATGGAGTAAGCATTCATGGGGAAGTCCCCTAAACTGGCCATCGCAAGGTGGCTGGTGGAGCAGCATCGTCTGTTCCTTTTCCCCATGCGGTTCGTTGATGGTCGGAAGGTTCCGGCCATCAAAGGCTGGCCGGAGAAGGCGACGCAAGACATCGCGCAGCTTGAGAAGTGGTTTGGCCCCGGCGAGTTCAACCCCGCCGTGGCGACCGGCGCCTCGGGCACTATCGTCTTCGACACCGATCAGAAGAACGGTGTTGACGGCGACGCGAACTTGCGCGCCTTGCTCGGCGAGCACGCGCACCTGTTGGATGAAACGTTCGTCGTTATCAGCCCGTCCGGCAGCAAGCACTATTACTTTCGCGGCAACGGCGTCCGCAACAGCGTTGGCACGATCGCGCCCGGCGTCGACATCCGGTCCATCGGCGGATACGTCGTGGCGCTGGGTAGCGACAACGGCCACGGCGGGCTCTACAAAATGGCGAGCCCAAAGGACGCGCAGATCGCGGACCTTCCGCAAGTCCTTGTCGACCTGATCGCACAAGCCTACACGAAGGCCGCCGAGAAGGTGGAGCTGACTGCCGCCGTCGAGCTTGACACGGACACGATCCAAGCCTCTGCGCTGCAATACCTTTCCACTGCCGCGCCCGCGATAGAGGGCGAGGGTGGAAACGACCGGACATACAAGGTCGCCTGCCGCCTGCGCGAGCTTGGCGTGAGCGAAGACGTGGCGCTCGATCTGCTGGACATCTACAGCGATTGGAACGCCCGCTGCGTGCCACCGTGGGATCGCGACGAGCTTGCCGAGGGGCCGATCAGGAACGCCTACAACTACGGCCAGAACAGCCCCGGCAGCGCAGCCATTGATCTGGAGTTCGACGAGATACCCGACGATGTTGTGATCGGGCCGGACGAGCCGGAGGAGAAGCCGGCCAACCGTTTCGCCGCCGCCGCCATATCGATCGGCGATGAATGCGAAGTTATGAGCGACCCGCTGATCGACGGGCTGTTCGATCGCGGCACCCTGGTCCTTGTCACCGGGCCGCAGAAGACCGGCAAGACATTCAACGTCCTCGACATATGCGCCCACATAGCCACAGGCCGGGCGTGGTGCGATCGGGACGTGGCGAAAGGCGTCACCATACACTTCCTCGGCGAAGGCGGCGGCGGCGTCCGGCGGCGCCTCAAGGCGCTGCGGCAGGTGAAGGACATCCCGATCGACGCACCGATGTATGTCGTTCCGGTGGCGGTCGACCTGTTCAAATCGGTCGCCGACACAAAAGGCATCATCGAATATGCCAAGGCTCTGGCCGGCCAGCACGGGCTCCCGGTGCAGGCGATCGTCTTCGACACACTGGCCAGGACGATGGCCGGCGGCGACGAGAACACCGTCAAGGACATGAATGTCGTCGTGCGGCACGTCGACCGCATCCGGGCTGCAACCGGCGCCGCCGTGTTTGTGGTGACGCACACAGGCTGGGGCGACAAGAGCCGGTCGCGCGGCAGCACTGCCCTGCCCGGCGCTATCGACGGCGAGCTGCTGCTCGGCGATGGCCAGATCATGTTCCAGAACTTCCGGGAGTACGAGGAGCCCGAGCCGATCTTCTACTCGCTGAAAAGCGTGGACTTGGGAACGGACGCCAAAGGCAAGCCGGTGAAGTCCGCCGTTGTCGAGTACGGCGGCGCCCCGGCCAAGTCTAAGCGCACCTCGATACCGGACAGTGCCCAAGGCGCCCTCGACATCCTCAATGACCTCGGTGGTATCAGCGTCCTCCGCAAGGACTGGAAGGAGGCATGCTGCAAGGACGTGTCGAAGGTGTCGGGCGCCGATGACATGAAAAGCCGGCAGACAGCGTTCCGCCGCGCCCTGGAGGTACTGTTGCGCGCGGAACTGATCGAGATCATCGGCAACCGGGTGTCAGCAACCGCCGCAGCCGCTGACCTTGCGGCGCCTTTTCCTGACGAGCCCATTGAAACATAATCCGTATCACACTATAATTATCGTATCACATTGATTGGAGTACAAACCTATGGCCCGTCTGGTCATCACGGAGGTCCGCCCGACTATGGACGACATCCTCCTCTCGCCGAAGAAACTCGCCGCGCGCTGGGATTGCGAGGTGTCGGCGCTCGCCGGCATGCGGACGCATGGCAAAGGCCCGCGCTACTACAAGATGCCGAATGGCGCCGTCCGCTACCCGGATTGGGCCGTGTTCGACTACGAGCTTGGAAAGGTCGTGGCATGACCGAGATCACCTGGACACCCGAGGAGCTGCGCGAGTTCGACAGGATATCCACGCTCATGTCGAGCCGCGATCAGATGGACCGCATACGCGGCCGGATCGAGATCAAGCCGTTCGTCGCGCAGCACGGCAAGGAAAAGTGCGACGCGATGTTCCAGCACCTCCTCACGCCACCGAAGCGGCGGAGGCGGAAGTGACAGACATCAATGCGCTCGCGGTCGACCTGGAGCTGCTTGGCTGCACCGTCGAGCCCTGCGGCTCGCGCGTCACATGCAACCCACCGCCTACCGACACCGACCATGACTACCTCGTCGAGGTGCCGGCGCACGATCGCGGCCATGTGGCGCTTGTCGTGTCCGACCTGACCCAGGCTGGCTTTCACCTGGAGGGCAACGGACACTACCAGGACCAGGCTGCCGATGGCTTCATGTCCTGGCGCCGTGGCGACGTGAACCTGATCGTCACGGCTAATAAAGAGTTTGCCGAGAAGCACCGCGTTGCCACCAAGCTTTGCACGCGGCTCAACCTCATGATCAAGAACAACCGGATCGCCGTCTTCCAGGCCGTCCTGTATGGCAAGGAATGGGAGGCAGCATGATCATCCTGGCTGCCCTGTTCCTCGCCTGGTTCGGCTGCTGCGGCACCGCGATCTATCTCGGCCACGTCAAGCACCTGACCGGCCACCGGCTGCACGTCGTCATTGTCCTGGGCGTCGTCGGGCAGTTGGCCGGCTTGCTTGTTCCCGTCGCTTTGATGTACGGTTGACCACGTTGCGACCAGCGCTCTGGTGCGACATTCCGCCGCACCAGCTAAGTGCCTGAAATAATTACGAAAACCCTCTCGGAAAGGTCGCCCCGAGCCTGAGTGGAGGTCAGCAAAATAGGGTTTCATGATCTAATATTCGTATCGATTTCTTGAAAAGCATTACATTTTTCCTTACATCCTGTTGGACACTAATCGATGCACGGTGCGACCACCGTGCGACCAACAGGAACCCCCAATGCGCTATATTGAACTGTGGCTCGACACCGCGAAGACCGGGTGCGGCTATCGCCGTTTCTTCATCACACATGAGGGCCGGGTAAAGACCCGGCTGTTCAATCCGTCCGACTGCCAGGCCGTCGAAGTCCCGAACGCGGACCTTCGCAAGGCCAAGGACATCCCCATCCCGAACCGCCGCGCCGCCGCCAAAGTCGCGGCTGTGATCCGCGACAATTTCAAGATGCGCAAACGCCTGCACATGCTCGTCTCGGGCAAGGACGCCAAGGCTGTCATCGACGACCTCAGAAAGGTAGCGGCATGAACGGGACATCGAGAGATCGCCTGGAGTGGCTGGAGACGGCCACCACGGCGCTGCGGCGGCTGTTCACCGACAAGGGCTACCAGGTGCCCGCCAAGGTGCGCGTCAGCATGGGCTGGCCTAGCACCCGCAAGGGCGGCCGGATCGGCGAGTGCTGGTATCCGCCGGCTTCGGCAGACGGGCACGCCGAGATATTCCTGTCGCCCGAGATCGGCGTTCCGGCCAGGGCCAATGAGGCCCGCAAGATCAAGGCGACCATCACGATCCTGGCGACGCTGGCACATGAGCTGGTCCACGCGACCCAGGGCGCCGAGGCTTCGCATGGCATGCTGTTTAAACGCTGCGCAGTTTCGATCGGCCTGACCGGCAAGATGACGGCCACGGTTGCCGGCGACGCCTTCAAGGAATGGGCGCTGCCGCTGATCGAGGAGATCGGCGTCTTCCCTGCCGGCGGTCTGACGGCCGGCACGGGCACCGCAGAGCGCAAGAAACAGTCGACGCGGCTCCTCAAGGTCGGCTGCGCCTGCTGCGGCTACACGGCCCGCGTGACGAACAAATGGATATGCGATGCCGGTGCGCCTGTGTGCCCGACCGATGGCGTCCCGATGGAGGTAGCAGCGTGACCCTGACAGTAGCGACCATCACCGCCGCCCTGCCTGGGCAGACGCTGCGGGATACGGAGGTGCCGGGGCTCCAGCTCCGGGCCTTCCCGCAGCGCAAGAGCTTCTATTTCTACTACCGGACCAAGGCCGGCGAGGAGCGCAAGCCGAAGCTCGGCGACTACCCGACGTTCACCATCAACGAAGCCCGCCGCATGGCCAAGCACATGCTCATGGAAGTGGCGCTGGGCAAAGACCCGAGCGGTGAACGGCGGGCCGCGCGCAACGGCCTGACGATGGCAGAGCTGGCCGACATGTACGCCGAGGTGCGGCTGCCGAAGTGCAAGAGCAAGAAAACGCGCCGCGACCTGGAGACGACCCTGGGCTACATCCGCGACGGGATCGGCTCGATCCGCGCGGCCAACCTGGAGCTGGACGACGTGCAGAAGCTGCACACCAAGCTGACGAAGGATCACGGCCCGATCACTGCCAACCGTGTCGTCTCCTACGTCTCGGCGCTGATCACCTTGTCCATCAAGCACAAGGCCCGGCCGCTGGGCTCGAACTTCTGCCAGTTCGTCGAGCGCAATGCGGAGCGGAAGCGCAAGCGCTATCTGCGGCCTGGCGACGAGGCCAGGGCTGTCGGCGTGCAGCTCCGGGACCGCCTCTACGGCCGGTTCCATGAGAGCGCCCTGTTCATCTACATGCTGCTGCTGACGGGCGCCAGGAAGGGCGAGATAGGCAGTGCCAAGCTGACCGACCGGGTGGGCAATGCGATCGTGCTCCAGGAGCACAAGACCTCGGACAGTGCCGGCGAGAAGGTGATCCACCTGCCTGATGTCGCCGTCGAGCTGCTGGACGATCCGCTGCGGCTGCCGCACACGCGGGACGGCTATCTGCTGGGCGTCGGCAATGTCGACGCGGTGTGGCGGAACATACGCGAAGCGGCGGGCTGCCCCGATCTGCGCATCCACGATCTGCGGCACAGCTTCGCGTCGTTCGGCCTGGGCGCCGGCTTGAACCTGTCGACGGTCGGGCCGCTGCTCGGCCATGCCAGCGAGCAAACAACTAAACGTTACGCACACTTGATCGACGGTCCAGCCAAAGCGGCGGTAAACCTTATCGCCGACAACATGACGGCGGCATTGGCGGAGGAGAAGAAATGAACGGGATCATCCACATGTACGGCGAGGCCGCGATCGGCGGCCTCGTCTTGTTCGCCGGTCTGGCGATCTATGTGTTCATCAAAGACAAGATCGAGCAGGCAGCTCGGGCCAGGGCGCTGTACTCTAAGCCGCCTCGGCAAACACCGACACCCACGGGCTCTCCGCCGGCTTGACCGGCTCCTCGACCATCACCTCCCATTTCGAGGTGATGCCCCATTTCGGATGAACGAAGAACAAGGGCTGTGACGGCGGTGCTGGCACGGCCCTCAATGCATTCTGCGCATACTCGTCGAAGCCCTTGAGCGTGCCGGCGACGATCGCCTGCGGCAACCAAAGCATCTGGTGCCAGTGGCCAAGCAGGAGGTAGTCGAAGTCGCGGCCCATCGTCATCTGCTGGCCGCGCACCTTGATCGTGCCGCGCATGATCGGGCCGATGGCGCCGATGATGCCGTCGCCGCCCTTCACGCCCATCTGGTCGCCGTGAACAAGCATGAACCGCTTGTTGAAGACGCGGAAGAACGCCATGTTGCTGTCGTCGATCTGGAACGTCACGCGGCTACTATACGAGCTGTTGGCGGCGAACCGCTGCTCCAGGAGCTTGTAGATCAGCCAATCGAAGTTCTTGTAGGCGTAGCGCTTAAACTCGGGCTTGAGCGTATTGCGCCCGTGGTTGCCGGCGACGCACGGAACGAAGACGTTGCCAAACTCGTCGGCCAGCTTGATCAGCGAAGCCTCCAGGCGATCGAGCACCCACAGGACAGTCGGCAGCACCTCCAGCTCGTCGGTCTTGGCAAGCTCGGGATGCAGGGCGCCGGACACGAAGTCGCCGACAAGGGCAGCGACGATGCCGGGGTAAGCCTTGCTGTGATGGTCGCGGCACAGGCTGATGGTCGTCTCTACCAAGCGTTCGATGCGCCGATCTGCGATGGCCAGGTTGTAGGCGTTTATGCCGTTGGTCTGCTTCGCCTCGACGACTTCGCTGCAATGCCAGTCGGCGAACATGACGACCGGCACTTCGACGCCGCCGCTGCCGGACTTCACATGCTGCGTCAGCCAGGCAGGCAAGGCCGGTGGAGCGGCTTTGAGGTTCCCGATGATGTCGAGGACCGCCGCATCCATGTCGTGCTGTGTGTGCGCTTCCTTGAGCGCCTGGCGCAGCCGGGAGATTTCGGCGGACATGGCGACGATCTTGCGATCCGCCGCAGTGCCGCCGAGGACGTGAACCGTTGCCGGCGCTTTGGCCGGCGTATTGAGCTGTTCGCGTATCTTGTAGACGGTCTTGATGTTAGCGCCCGTGTCGCGGGCGACGTTGCTGGCCTTATCGCCAGCGGCGAGGCGGCGAGTAATCTCGTCGCGCTGCTCGGAGGTCAGTGCGGGGAAGCCAGCCATTACATCACCTCCGGGTGGCAGATTTCGGAAACCGGCACGGCCATCGACATGCCGATGTAGCTCGGGTCGCCGCCGACCAGGATGGCGATGACGTGGCCCGCCTTGTTCAAGACAGGGCTGCCGGAGTTGCCAGGGCCGCCGAACACGTTGATGCGGTACACATCTGGCCACATATCGTTCCAGGGACTTGGCATCGCGGACACCTTGCCGAACGTCGTCACCTTGCCGAAGTCCGCCGGGAAGCCGGTCATGGAAACGTCGTCGCCGATCTTCACGGGCTCATTGCAGGCAAGCGGCGCCGAGGCGATCGGCTCGGCCACGATGCCGGCATCCGGCAGCCAGATCGAGAGGTCGTGAATGGCGTCATAGTAGACCGGGTGCGCGGGGAACGACCGGCCAACGCTGTCCTTGATCGTCACCTTTTTGCCAACCGCATCCTCGGCGCAGTGGCCAGCGGTGATGATCGTCTTGCGGCCGAATGCCTTGGCCACGAAGCCGGTGCAACTGCCAACGTCTTTGATGGCGAGATAGACGACCGGATCGGCGACGACGGTAACGTGGTCGTCCTTGGTGCGCGCAAGCGCTGTGGAAGCCATCGCCAGTGACAAAGCTGTGGCGAGCAGGGTGCGGATCAATGCGACCTCCTAGTGCGTGGGGAAGTATTTGAGGGCGGCGGCTACGAGTGAGCCGATTATGAAAGTCGTGATGACGGTGGCCGTGGCAGTGATGCCCTGGCGTTTAAACGTCTCCGACCCGGTATGAAGCCGTTTCAGGTAGCCGAGGTCTGACTTGAGGCCAGGGATGGAACTCTCGTCTTCGGGGTCAATCCCGATCCGCAGCAACACCTTGTTGACGGCAGCCTCGGCCGCCGCATCGGCTATTTCCTTAATCTCGGCGTCTGTCACTTTCCCGCTCCTGAGATACGCGAAAGTGCCGATGCGATCTTGCCGCCGCCGAGGGCGATGCTGCCGGACAGGAACATGTTGTTCCAAATCTGGTTGGTCAGTTCGAGGA